GTGTTTCTTGTGCTAGCATCTACAAAGATATATCTCTCTGGTATCTTTTCATATTCTAACACTAAAGTATGAAATAGCCTACCCTCTCTTAATGCTGGTACATTGCTATTGTCTTTAGCTAAATAGCTTTTATATTTAACAGGAGATTCATATAAACTTTTTATACTACTTGAAGATAAAGCTGCTTCACCAAGATAACCATAGTAAAAACTATCGTCATCCATTCTATCTAACAACTCTTTCTTTTCCCATTCCTTACCGTCTAATAATCTAATCATAGTGCGAATATAATAAACATTTAGTTAACAAACAAGTTTATTTACTATTTTCTATATAATCTTCTAATGCAGCTAAAGCTCTCCAAGCTACTTTTCCTAAGTGAAGTAGTCCGTCATCATCTATTTTATCAGCATCAATTAGATGTCTTGTTAGTGCGTCTAAATGATCTTTACTTTTGCTTTTATCCCAATGAAGTGGTTTGTCAGGATGGTGTTGATTGTTTCCTTCTAAACTAACTTTACTTACATATTTAAGTGCGTTAGGAAAATACTTTAATACACCTGAATAAACAGGCATACTTTTTCTTTGTTGGTGTTTATCTTTACTCATCTATAATGTCAAATATATTTAGTTGATTTCTTATCTGTGTATAGTGTTCTTGTGGGTATTCTTTTTTGTTTTTATCTTTATCATCTAATCTTTTTTTTGCATTTTCACTTGGTGTAACCCACTCTAAATTATCTAAGTGATTATGAAGACGGTTTCCATCTATATGATTTACTTGACTATACTTAATAAAGTTTTCGTTTGGAATAAAAGTATGAGCAACTAGTTTGTGAATTAAACATTTTATATGACTTGAATATAAATCTTTTGATGCAAACTCGTTTGTTAGTGCAACCTCATAATATCCAGCAGAACTTACCTTTACAGGTTTTAATATTTTATTTTTCCTTAAAGATCTAATCTGACCATATCTATTAATTCTATAGTTGGGAAACTTAATAGGTTCTGGATCAGACCTTCTTTGATATAAGGGAATATGCCACTCGTCCATCTTCATAATATTTCAGCACCATAAACAGGTAGCATAGCTATCTCTTTTGATATTTTATTTGTGTTAGAAAAATCTGTTGTTTTAGGTAAATACTTTTTAAACCAATGAGGGTTTTGAAAGAATAGGTTCCATCTATAAACACCCTTTGGTGTTGAGTTGATATACATAGGAACATCAAAGTTATCTATTGCTTTATCAAGTAATGCTGCAAATTTACTTTTCTCAACTATCAGTTCGTCATAGTGTGTCTTTCTGCATTTAAGTTCTATCCTATGCTGTTGAACAGGACTATAACAATCCCATCTGCTAATAGGATTTGTACTCATAACTAAATCAGGATAAACTCTTGTCTTGAGATAGTTAAATAAATCTTTTTCAATCATTATATTCATCAAACAAAGATTTTAGTTTCTGCAGCTTACCAGCAAAACAACTTCCACAGTTTGTTGGTTTATCATTATAATTAAACACTCTATTATATATAGCTAAAATTTCTTGTTGTTCTTGTGCAGTAACTTTAGTTTTGTTTGCATCATAAAAGTCAGTAAGAAATGAATGTTCTTCTTGTGTTAAACAGTTAGGTTTATTGTATGGAAACATTTTATTTAATGTCTCTTTTCGTTTATCACAACCACAATCTTTTCCGAGTGCATCAAACACTCCATCGACTGCAGCTTTAATTCCTGTAGCTTTAGTAATCTTTTCTACAGTATCACCAACGCCACTAGATTGCTTTTCATATTTAGCAACCCATTGCTTATAGTTCTTGGTTCTTTTATCGTTTGGTTTGGGAGGGATTTTATTCATTATCGTCTAATTTAATTAAGTGAAAATCTCCGTTTAAGTAATCCTGGAAATCTTCTGAAAACTTTGTTGTTAGTATTTGCTTATAATTCTTACAGCTATTAAATATAGATGTAACACTTATGTTAGTTTCTTTAGATAGCTTACGCATACTTATATCAGTTTCGTAATATATCTTAAATAGTTTTTGGTCATACCATCTATCCCAACTACTAACTTCTTTCTGTATCATACCTATAATCTTTTCTTCAGCTTTTTGTTTCTTAATCTCTGACTCTAATTGAAGTTCTGTTGTTGGTTCTACTATTTCATAAGAAACTTCTATATCGTCAATCCTAACCATCTTATGTTTACTTCTTTGTTTTAAATAATCATTATATAGATTCTTAATGGTTATATATACATAGAATTTATTTACATCCTTTTCATTATACATAATCTTATCAGGAGTCTTTACATATTTATTTAAACGTAAATACATTTCCTGAACAAAGTCTTCAACTATGTGTGATGGTATTCCCATAGAAAGACCCATAGAAATCCATAACTTATGATATTTAGATAATAATTCTATCATTTAATAAAAAAGAAATGTATAAATACAAAACCAATACACACTCTTAATAGATCTGCTGTAGTTTCATATTCAGGTATTTCTATGTCTTCAACATAATCTATACCGATTAAAAAACCTTTAATAAACTCTAATTGTACATTCATAATTTAACATTCAAATTCTACTCTTATCTTATCTGTTTCTCCATAAAACTTACTCATATTACTTATTAAAACAATATTTTGATCTTGTTCATATACAAGACCTTCTAAAGCATCAAAAAAAGCTTTGTTAAGATTATCCTGTAAATCAGGCTTTGTTGTTTTAAATGTCTTAACTCTTCTTTTCTTTGAGAAACTTTTAGGATAAGCATAGATGTATTCTATATAATTAACTTTAATTTCTGATCCTGCTGTAATTATAGAAAATTGTTTAGGTAATTGTTCAACCACCAATCTTTGTAAATAAGCTTGATAATCCTTTACCTTTTTAGGTTTATACTTTATTCCACCTCTACCAATCTTAAATGATTGATGAGCAAGTGGTCTTATGTTTAATTCAAAGTTCAATTTCACGAGTGTATAAAATCATTAATACCATCAGGCATTTTACATATTTGAGGAAGTCCTTTCTTTACTTCAAATGAAAAAGTTTCAAATGAATAACCTCTACTTCTTTTACAGTCAACAACAACTATGTTTGGGTTGTCGTCAACAGGTGCTACTGTAATTTGTGTCTCTGTCTTTTTTTCTAAGAAAGAACCTAAATGTCCTGTTGCTTTAGAGTTATAAAAGTTAGAGTGTATTACTGTTATAATATGTATATTATAGTCTTCTGTCCATTTCATTAAATAGTGTATGACTTTATTAGACTTTTCTAAATCATTAATGTCGTTTAATAGATCTGCTATTCCATCAATAATAACAAGACCTACATTATCTGTTTCAGCTAAATGCCAATCTATAAAATCAAGCCTATCCTCTGGACTGAACTGTCTAAGTGCATACGTTTCATAATCGCTAACATCTTTAGACATCTTATGTACTCTCTTAAATGTCTTTTGTGCGTGGTAACGACTTTGTTCTGTATCGTAGTGTATTAACTTCTTATCTCCTTTAAAGCCTTTTAAATCGCCTACAAATACATCGTGTGAGCCTAAATAAGCAGAAGCAAGTAAAGACACTAAAAATGTCTTTTTACTCTTAGGTCCTGCTGATATAAAACTAAAATTACCATATGTACCGATAGGAATGTTTTCACCATTAGACAATCTACCTTTAGATATAGCAACTGGTGGCTCAGGTATCTCCTCCTTAGCATCAACATAACTCTGTTTAAGTATTTGCTCAAACCTTATGTTCTGTTGTAATTTTTCTTGTGTCATTAATGTCCCCATTACAAATAAAAAAGGGAGCCGAAGCTCCCTGTTAATTAAAATGGTAAGTCATCTGTAGCACTGCCAGAGCCAACTTGCTCTGTTTGCTTTTCTGCTACTTTACACTCGCCATTAGTCCATACGATTCTACCATTCCCCATATAGGTTCTTGGCTTTTTAGCCTCTCTATCTTCTTTAGTCTGTTCTTCCCATATTGCTATGTTCTGACCAAATTGATTAGTGTCATCGTTTAATCCAATAGTAAAGTTTTTATATTTACCCTTACTATCTTTGATTCCAATTGTTCCAATTGCTGCCATATTATTTGTATTTATGCCGTTAAGGCTTTTTCTATTTGTTTAGTTAGACGATATTTCTTTTCTATATCTGTCATTTTCCCACCATCTTTTATAAACTTAGCTGCTTTAATAAAAGCTACACTGTCTTTTTGTAAAAGTGGTTTTTGGTCAACTACGGATTGTTTTTCACCGTGAGTATTCATTGCATCAGCATCTTTAGTATCATCAATTAATAATAAATTACCGATAGCATACTTTTTAGCATAAGAAGATGCAGCTCCTGTTCTTTGTGGATCTTGCATACCTTTTGCATTGAAGTCTATAATTGCTTGTGCAGTTGATTCTATTTGCATAGTAGGATCTGTACAATCAATCATTTTAGCTGTTGACTCTATATAAGCCTTTCCAGCTATCTCTTTAAGCTCATCGCTTATCTTAAAAACAACTTTATGCTTTTTAGATATCGGCTTAACAGCCTCTAGTATATCTTCTGCACTTCTATAGTTGTAGTTTCCAAAGCTATTTCTTTGGTTCTTTGGAGCCTTAAGCTCCGTCTGTATTAATAAAAGTTTATTTGTTATATTCATAATTGTTTAACTATAGTGTAAATATAAACAAAAAATATTAATAAAAAAAAAGAGGGTTAATTAAAACCCTCCTTAAGAAACAAAAAAACAATTAATAAAACACTAGTAAAGCCAGATAGCGTTAGGTTTTTGATCATCATTGTCTACGTGAATAAAAGTTTTAGATATACCAAATCTTTGAAATCCTACCATAGACAAAGCCTCTATTATTTTAAGTCTTTTATTGGTGTGTGTACAGTGAATGTCTGCAGCTCTACCAATTAAGTGTGAGCTTGCAGTACCTCCTCCAACCTTCCTATTATGTTGAGGTGTTCTGTAACCTGAATTTATTTTAAATTGTATGCCTGCAATATCTCTTGCTTCGTCTAAACATTCAAGAAACTCTCTGTCCATAAATTTTTCTCCACTACCTGGATAATCAGGAGAATCAAATTCATCAAAAGTAAAATGTTTAAATTCCATATTGTAAAGTTATAAAATATTTTTACATTTGCAAAACGTAGCTGTAAATCTACGATAAAAATTACTAAACTTCAATAGGAATATTGTTGGATCAGGTATCATTATAGTTTCTTTTTTCTATAGGGGCTTTTTCTTTTCTTTCTTTTTGTCCTTTTTCTTTCTTTTCTTTTAATCTAATACTTCAAATAGTAACTTAATTAAAAACAACACACAGATACTTTTTATGATTAAGATGTTTAGTGAAGGAGATATTATAACAAATAAAAATAATATAGATAGTAAAATTAATATTGTATTATATATATATTTAAAGTTCATATGCAATTCTTTTATCTTTATCTAATTTAATTTTATTGATCTTAACATTGTCTGTATTAAGTTTAGTTGTAGAACAACCATAAGATATAAATAGTATTAAAATAAGTACCCTAATCATCTTTTTTTACCTTGTCCTATATATTTCTTTTTATAACCTGTTTGACCCTTAGAAGCATTTTTAGAATGTACTCCTGGTCTCTTCTTCTTTTTAGGAGGAATATAAATTGATACTTTAGCTTTTTTTGGCATTACTTACAAATACAAATGTCGCAACTGCACATAATTAATTAGATTTATTATTAAATTTTTCAAAGGTACGCATACCACCTAACCCTAACATACCAATTAAAACAGTCATAAGATGTTCCATCTGTAAAGCTGGAGGTACTTGTTCAGGTCCTATAAACCAAACAAGTAAATCTCTTAATATAAAGTTATAGGCTAATGCTACTCCACATACCCAACCAATAAAAGGTCTCCAACCAGCAACGAATATCGTTCTATGTTGAGCTTCTATTTTATTAATTTCTCCTTGTAATTCAATTAGCTTTTGTG